ACCATTGCTCATCAGTATCGCAAAGTATTGACAAGTTGGATGGAGAAAACCGATAAGGAACGTGCGTGGTTCATTGACTGGCAAGGTCACGACTTCTCAATGAGAGGTATGGATAGTGTTGAAGCGGTTGTTAGTTCAGGATTGGGTCACTTGACATCATTCTTGGGTACCGATTCACTTCCCGCCATTCACGGGGCACGTAAATACTACGGGGCAAAAGATTTCGTAGCAGGTTCAGTACCGGCAACAGAACACTCAGTAATGTGTGCGGGTGGTAAAGAAGATGAAATTGAAACATTCCGCAGATTGTTGGAAACTTATCCAACAGGAATCCTCTCAGTTGTATCTGATACTTGGGATTTGTGGAAAGTATGTACCGAACACGTGGTAACATTGAAAGAAGAAATTCTTGCTCGTGACGGTAAATTGGTTATTCGTCCTGACTCAGGAAACCCTGTTGATATTCTTTGTGGGGAACAAGTTATATATCGTGATTATAGAGATGTTGTTGAAAACTCCGATTTGGATTTGACACACCCAAAATATAAAGGTGTTATTGAACTCCTTTGGGATGTATTCGGTGGAACAATTAACGAACAAGGTTACAAAGTTCTTGATTCACACATCGGAGCAATTTATGGTGACTCAATTACGATTGAAAGGGCTGACGAAATTTGTAAACGATTGGAAGCGAAAGGATTTGCATCAACAAATGTAGTATTAGGTATCGGTTCATTCACTTATCAATATAATACTCGTGATACATTCGGGTTCGCAATGAAAGCGACTTATGTTGAGGTAAACGGAGAAGGACGAGAAATCTTCAAAGACCCAATTACTGATGATGGTACAAAGAAATCTGCAACAGGTTTGTTGTCAGTAATCTACGACGATAACAATGAATATAAGTTGATTGATAAAGTGGATTGGGCAACAACTAATGACGGAGCCCTTCAAACTATCTACAAAGACGGATTCCAATATAATGTTACCACATTAGAAGAAATCCGAAAAAATTTGAAATAATCAAAAATTTTTAGTATCTTTGCGATATGAATGAGATACTAAACAAATATTACGAGGAAGGGTTGGTGTATAAGCAAGTACATCCGACCCTTCCTTTAACTATATGGAACTATACTGAAACTGTTCAGTATGAAGGTAAGTGGGATGACATTACCTTACAAACTCGTGGTTTAGTAACTGACGATAACGGTAATATTGTTGCCCGACCGTACAGAAAGTTCTTCAATATGGAAGAAGGCAAACACACTCCAACTCCTAACTTTGAGGTGTATGATAAAATGGATGGTTCGTTAGGTATATTATTCTATTATGAAGGTCAATGGGTATTTGCAACTCGTGGTTCATTCACTTCTGACCAAGCGGTGAAAGGACTTGAAATGTTACAAAAGTATGAGTATCAAAAACTACATAAGGATTACACTTACTTGTTTGAGATAATCTATAATGAAAATCGTATTGTTGTAAAATATCCATACGAAGATTTAGTATTACTTGGAATGATAAATACTGAAACCGGATATGAGGTTGATTTATATAGTGGGGATGTTGACGTTAGATTGAGTAACCTAATAAACAATCTTGGATTCAAAGTCGTTAAGAAATATGACGGTATAAACGATTATTCTGTCTTAAAAGAAATGATTAAGGATGATGAAGAAGGGTTCGTTGTTCGTTTCTCTAATGGGAACCGAATGAAAATTAAGGGTGAGGAATATCTTCGTTTACACAAAATAATGACGAATGTTTCTACAACTTCGGTTTGGGAAATGTTAAGTGAAGGTAAGGATGTTTTGGAAATATTAAAAGATGTTCCAGACGAATTCTATGATAAGATAAAAAAATACGTATCGGACTTACGATACAATCATTATCGGTATTGGGCATACGCGGCAAAAGTACATGAGTACTTCCGATATGGTAAATACGGAGATAGAGACCCCGAACCAACTAAAAAAGAGTTTGCAATTCACTTAGAAAATTGTAATGTTCATCCAAAAGTAAGAGCAATATGTTTCGCTATTTGGGATGGTAAAAACTGTGATAAAATAATTTGGAATTTAGTTAAACCAAAATTTGAGAAATTATGAATGTGTCAATGGACGGACTGAGAAATCAGTTGTTAAGAAATTATAATTCTTTAGTTTACAAGTTAAATAAAAGAATTTACGACAATGAGATTAGTATGGAAGTTGATGATATCCAAAGGGAACTTGACGGATTAAGAAGTTGTATCGTTACTTTGGCATTTACCTATATGGATGGTAACGATGGATGGCAGTCAATGCCTGATGATACTCATTTTGAGAACTTTAACCCTATGGAAGATGAAGAATGAGAAATTAAACATAGCGGTAATTGCTCACGATAACAAAAAAGCGGATATGGTTGCATTTATAATGAAAAGACTTGAGTTCTTTAAACATTATGTAACCATATTCGCAACTGGTACAACAGGGAAACATATTGAATTTGCGGGTCTTAAAGTTAATAGACTACTATCAGGTCCTATGGGTGGTGATGCTCAAATTGCGGCGAAAATCGTTAACAAAGAAATTGATTGTGTAATATTCTTTATGGACCCACTTTCATCTCACCCCCATGAAGTTGACGTACAAATGTTGTTAAGACTATGTAATGTTCACGACACACCGATAGCGACAAACTATTCAACCGCAAGTAAGTTAATAAAATATTTTGAGGTTGAGGAATAAATTTGTAGATTTGCATTATGATATTAAAAATTGAAAAAGACATAAAAGGTTTGTTCCCAAACATTTGGGTATGTTCTGACCCCCACTACAATCACAAAAATATTTGTAGAGGTGTTACGAATTGGAGAACCTTGGAGGGGGAAGTTCCTGAGGACCAAACCCGAGATTTCTCAACACTTGAGAAAATGAATGAGGCAATTCTGAATGGAATTAACTGGAATGTTGGACAAGACGATATTTTAATTTGTCTTGGAGACTGGTCTTTTGGTGGGTTTGAATCTATTAAACAATTTAGAGATAGAATTGTTTGTAAAAATGTACACTTAGTGCTTGGTAACCACGACCACCACATTGAACGTAACCGAGAAAATATTAAGACTTTATTTAGTTCAGTTTCCGAATACTTGAGAATTGTTGTCATGGAACCGATTAAAAAGGATGTTACCAAACGACACGAATTTGTATGTATGCACTACCCAATCCAAAGTTGGGACGGGTTGAATAAAGGAGTTTACCATCTTCACGGACACGTACACTTACCTGATGAAAGAAAATTCGGTCGTGGTAAGAAAATGGACGTTGGTTTTGACGGGCACCCTGAATTCCGACCATACAACCTATTGAAAGAAGTTGTCCCGATGTTAAGTAAGAGAGAAATATTGTCGGACATGCCAAACGACCATCACCTTGAAAGACTATTGAACAGTGACAAATAAAGAATACATATTATGTGCAGCGGTATGGTACAAGGACTTACCAATGGTTAAACCTGAAATTTTAGATAACCGAGGTTTTAGACCCTATAATGTTGATAGAGGAGTTGTTATATCGGGGTGGAGACACGGAAATTGTATCTATCAGATGGTTGCAATCACGGGACTTCGCTCAATTCCAGAAGAAGCGGGTGAGGAGGTTCAAGGGTTCCTAACCAATAAAAACAGATTTGTTGATAGGGTTGAGGGAGCACAAATAGCATTTGATGCGGGTCAAACCGATGAATTAAAAAATAGATTATTTAGTGAAGATTTATACTAACAATGATTAACAATCTTGAATACATAAAACCATTTTTGGTCTTTGAATCTGAGGATGATTTTTATCTTCTTCAGATTCTTAGACGCAAAAAAGAAAATCCTGATGTTGGTAATAAGCCAAATGTGGTTAAGACCTACTACATTGATTCTATTGAGTATTTGGATAAGGTTATGCCAGAGATAATTGGTTTAACTAATGAAAGGAAAGCTAGGGCTTATATTAATTTAAACCGAAGGTCATTTAAAAAAATCGCATTAAAAACTTTGCAAGAAATCGCAAATAATATTGAATCGGGTAATTTTAAATCGGCTAAAAAATCTTACGATAAGATTGCGGGTAAATACTCAAACGAAAAAGATAAGAAGTGGATTGTTGATATTGACTGGAAAGATTTTCCGAATAAAAAAACTGAATTTGCCTACGTAATGACTTTGGTTAATCAATTACAAGAAGAGGCTGGTAAAGAACCACTTTCAGAACCACTTATGACTAAAAACGGAATACACTATGTAACAAGACCATTTAATTTGGAGAAATTTCATAAGCAATACCCAATGGTTGAAGTACACAAAGATAGATACACAATTTTATATACAAATTAATATGATACCAAAAATTTTATACTTTATTTTTCCATTTATTTGTTAATTCAACCAATCCTGAATTTATTAAAGATAATAATTCAGATTTTTTTAATTTTGGAATATCTCTAACTTTGAAAAAATAATTATTTTTTTCACAGTATTTTTCGGCGGATTCAAACTTCAATGAATTTTTTGAGTTCGTCCATAATTTTTTTGGTTTACACTCAACGATGTATGTCCCATTTATTACAAAATCAGGGAAGTAGTTCTTACTAATACCATCTTGTGTGTACGATATTTTATATTTTTCTGATTCACCATTTTCCCATATTAGATTAAATCGTTCAATTACGTAAATCATATAACTTAACTCAAGTAAACTACGAAAAAACCACCCTTTATACCAACCACAAATACCATTACCTGAATTTATAGGTGCGGGTTTCCCATACATTGAATTTTTTTCACCTGAATTAATTAAAGATTGTTTTTTTTTGTATTCAATTAATTTCTCATCCGCAATTTGTTTGCCATATTTTTCAAACCAAACATCATAAACAGATTTACCAAACATTGGATTATTTTTTCCCGATACCGATTCTGACATTTTTTTTCTAAATTCTTCAGTTTTATATATTGACCAATTTCTATTTTTAAGTATTTTTTCTTTGGTTTCCTCCGTATGATGTTTTCCAAAAAACGGATTTCGCTCACCGTGTTTTCCATACATTGGATTTTTACTACCTTTTACCCTTTCTGACATTTTTTTTCTAACATCATCAGTTATTGTGTTTTTTATACCACAACTTTTACATTTTGAATGTTTTTTTTCGGCTTTTAACATATTGTACTTATTTGTATATGAAATTTCACAGTCACATAAAGGACATTTTCTAATAAATGTTGTCATAATCATTTTTTTTTAATACATTTGTATTCAGTATCAAGAATACCTCTAATAATAAATATATGGAAAATAAAAAAAATATAGCGCCCCTCCCAAAGGTATTGTACCTTGTAAGAGGGGTGCCTTAACTAGGGTGCGGTAAATCAACATTTGCTAAACATATTTGGAATGATTATGCCATTTGCGAAGCGGACCAATATTTCGTGGATAGGGAAACTGGAGAATATAAATTTAATCCTGACGAAATTAAAATTGCTCATCAGTGGTGTAGAGATGAGGTTGAAACTCGTATGAAAGACAACCAAGTAAACCCCCAATACTACCCTGAAATTGTTGTTTCAAACACCTTCACCCAAGAATGGGAAATGGAACCTTATTTTAAATTGGCTGAAAAGTACGGATATAAAGTATTCAGTTTGATAGTTGAAAACCGACACGGGGGAGAAAATCAACACGGTGTTCCAAGTGATAAAGTTCAAGTAATGAAAGACAGATTCCAAGTAAAATTATGAGTAAGAAAGATAATACAGAATACGTTGAGGAAGTAAATCTACCTATGCCCTGGTGGGGATGGGTAGTTTTTTCTTTGGGGGTCATAACAATATTAATCGCGATTTGTTATGACAAGATTGGATAGAAAGATAAGGTTTAAAACTGAAAAAATTATTACCGTCAATAATTCAATATTTGGTTTAATGGATATTGCAATGATGGAATCTTTCAGGATTACTGAAGACGAATTGGATAAGTTATGTGAGGTTGCAACCGATGAAGAACTAAATTTATTTGTCAGTGAAACCCTCAGTTTTGGTGAAAAAAGAAAATTGATATTACTACTAGAAGAAAAAATTTATGGAAAAAACAATTAACATTAGATTTGTAAATCGTCCTGGACCTGGATATAAGGATAGTGATGCGCAATACACTATACAACGTAGAACTTGGTATGGCGGATGGCGTTATATAGGATACACTATTAATATGGGATATGGTAGTATCTACGATTATTATGTGGGTAAATCAAAGAGAGAGGTACTGAATAAAGTACTTGAAAAGTATTACAAAATGGATAAACGTTTTGTTAATGTTATTGAACATCCGGGACTAAAACTTTACTAATATTTCTATGAATTCAAAAATAAAATTTGGCAAGATTGCCACTGAAATTCGTGAGGGTAAATTAACACATGTTAGTGCCGGTACAACTTATAAAACAATGGACGAATTGAGAGAACATCTACATGAACAAATTGATTTATTTATTGACCATATAATTGAAACGTCATCTAATCACGAGTGTACAACGGGGGTAGTTGTTTATCCTTTAATTCACGTGGTTTGGGATGATATAAACAAGGATAATAAACAGTATCAGGAAATAAGACAAAGCGAGTTAAACTAATGGAATATCAAGAAGAAATTATAAAATTACCATCATCTGAATGGATTAAACAATACGGTTATATTATATTAGACCCTGATGGTTGGGATAGAACTAACTTTGATTATTCATTTAATAAAGAATTAATAACCAAAGAAGAGTTTGAAAAAAGACTAAGTGAATCAACCT